GGAGTCCCAGGCATCGGCCCGGACTTGGTGAGTGGTAACGGTAGAGTAACTGCCCGAGTTATTACCGGCCAGAGTAGAAGTGACAGTTCCACCGTTGCTCTCGCCAACGTAGACAACGACAATATCTCCTGCCGCTGGCTGGGACGCCAAACCTCCAGTGAGACCAGTCAGGCTGACCGTATAGGAATCCCCTGTGCCAGCCCCACTTGTAATACCTACAAGCTGAAGAGCCATGGATTACGCCAAGGTGAAGATTGTTCCGGCAGTTGAATCGTTGTTGAACTTCACGGTGAACGTGTCCCCGGAGTTTGCCAGGTCAACATTACTTCCATGATCCCAGAAACAAACCAAATTCTTGTTGGTAGCGCTGTCGTTGTACAAAGCGTAATACCTAAAGGTCGGGACTGTCCCGGTGGCAGTTACAACCACCTCGTCTCCTCCCACGGTCGTTGTGCCTGCTGCCTCACTGATAGTAAGGGTAACTGTCGGAGCAACCCCACCTGAAATATTGGTGTATGCTATCTGTGTAAGATCAGATAGTTGAGTATTCGTGGCCGCTGGGGCCGCTGAACATAGTGCAAGCTTGAAGGTGTGTGTCCCAATCTGATGGAGACCCTTACCAAGCTGTTCCGTAAAATCCTGGATTTTTGTAATAGCAGCCATTTTATACCTCTTGGGTTTCTACTTTATTGATATTTCCCCGTGCATCCCTGATGACGGAGGATATGAACTTCTTCTTCGGTTTCGGCTTGTTCATCTCATGGATGACATTAATGATTGCCCCGGTGTTCGCCTCGTTGGCGTTTATCACGGAGATCATCGCCTTCAGGATCTCAGAGTTATCCTCCGGAGGATCTGCTTTGGTTTCAGGTTTAACTTCGACTGGTCTCCCGGCCTGACTCTCAAAGATGTAAGGTATCTTGGCACCAGCCTTGCGGAGTTCCTTCACTTGGTCTATCGTGATTTTTTTCATGATTCAACACACTTTAAGATTTTTTCATAAAGGCTGATCTCTTCGTCTATCTCTGCCAGTGCGCTCTTTGCGTCCATAGGGACAGCGTGAACTTTGTTGTTTGGGAGTAAGACTTTGTGCTGGACTGTGGTCCCAGACAGTTCCTCGTCTGTGTATTCAGGAACGCCAGTTTCCACGGGTTCAGCTTTCCCCTGATTTTCCTGACGAGAAACACCCTCCTTTCTCTTGGCAAGGATCCGGTCGTACATAGCGATGGAATCTGGATGGAATTCCTCGTGTTTCTTCGCACCATCAAGGAGTTTTTCGGCCCTTTCTATATCCAGCCTCTCAAACATTTTCCTGTAATCGGTCGCATCGGTTGTTTGCGCTGCAGCGATAGCCTTTGTCGTTTCATATAGCGCATCGTTTAGCTGCTTCATAAACTCTGCGTATCCAGGGGCAGCGTCCGTGGTGCTGGACTTTTTCCCATAGTAGATCTTGCTGGCCGGGAGTGACATCTGGATCCCTTTCTCGGGGACGATGACGGCGTTGCCTTGCCCATCAAAGCCTCGGAAGTTCCCCGGCAGACGCTTCTCCGGATCCCGGACGTCCTCGTAATATACCGTGTCCCCGACAGCGACTGAGCCCTGCTCTATCTGTTGGTCAGCGTTTCTGGCCGGGCCTCGTTTAGGTGCGTCGGATGTAGACCATTCCTTGAACTGTTCTGTCGTCATTTCGACAACGTCCTTGCCCCGGTCCCAGCCTTTCTCATAGTTGCTGTTGTAGATGTCCATGGCCTCGTCGGAGCTGGTAGCACCCAGAACAGCCTTATGCTCATCGAACTTCCCGGCCTCGTCATACTGGTTGACCACAAAAACCTTGCCGGATCCACCTTCATATTTTGGGGCGATGAAGACGTCTACGTGGTCCTTGTCGTAACCCTTCGTACCTCTGATATACCCATAGTCGTTCTTGAGCGTGACGGACCACTTGGTGCCATCCTCATCGGTTCCGGTGCGTTCGTATCCTGCGGGGTTCTCGATCGAGACATCCAGCCCATCTACCTGGACATGAGCCTTTTGATAATTTCCGGCCTCCTTTTGAGCTTCCGATGGGGATGGAGCAATTGTCTGGCCGAGCGCAACAGATTCAGGCGTATCAATAATCTCTTTCCGTGCATGTTCGGTCTCCGGTCGGTGAATGCCGATATAGCCACCATCTACAGGGACGATATCGAACGAGGTTAAATCAACATCCTTCTGCCTGGCTGACATCCGTAAGGATGCTTCACTGGCGAATGGCTTCCCTTTACTTGCGGTGAAATCCGGCTTTTTGCTTTCAAAGGTCTGTTCAATGCCGGTTTGTTTGTCGAGATGGTCGGTAGATTTGGAATACTCAGATCCGACTGCCTCTTTCCGAGAAAGAAACCGCTCAGTTTCGTTCTCAGGAGCGTTTGAGAGGGTCTCGTATGTCTCAGCCTTCGTGGACCTTCGGCGCTCTTCTAGGCCCAATTTTGAGCCTTCAGTGAGGGCAGCTTCTACATCGGCTTTTCTGGAGGCCTTGGGAGGCATTGCCGGTGCTTCGTCGGGCATCGGGGCATTGGCCAGCGCTTCGTAGGTTTCAGCTTTGGTGGACCTGCGATTAAGCTCAAGCTGCTGCTGGTTGTCGGCCTTGATTGCCTGCTCGACATCCTCTTTGCGGTTCGGCTTCTCCTGTCCCGAGGCTTCCTGTTCCAAGGCCGGTTCGGGAGTGTTTGCCAATACCTCGTAGGTTTCTGCTGTTGTAGAGCGCCTATTGCCTTCCAAGGATTGAAGGTTGGCTTGCCGTTCGATATCTTCGGCCACGCCCTGGTATTCTTCTCTTTTGGCCAGCTGCCGTTCGAGATCTGTCTCGGGCATGCCTTCGAGGACACTTGCCGATTCCTGTGGGGTAGAGATCCTGTTCGCTTCAAAGGTCTGCTGATTATCGATCTTCTCGATGTCACGGGCAGAGTCTTCCATTGAGTACGGTGTGACAATCTGGTCGACCGGGATAGACTCGGGGAGCTTTATGTCCCCGGTGATCTTAGAATCGATCGAGCCAATGGTAGCATCAACGGTTTTCGTGAAACGCTCAATTGCGTCATCGACATCGGTCGCTTCAAGGATAGACTCTACGGGGGGAGGATCTACTGCTTCGCCAGGTGTGATAGCTGCCTGCCAAACCTTTTGGCCTGCGAAGGTTGCAGCGCTTGTCCCGAGAGACATAGCCGCTTCGAGGAAAGCATCCTTCTCGTTCCATTCGCCAGTAGCCCAGCCCTGTCCACCATACTCACCGGCAAACTCACCGATAGGTTCCATTGACGCTGCAGCGGTGTTCCTGGCTAATAGCGCCACGCCTTGCTTGCTGGCCTGGTAGGTGGCGTCACCGGCAATCTTGGCGGCGAATTCCGGGGTTTGGATAGCGGCCTTTACAGCTGCCTGGTTGGTTACATCGACCCCGAGACTGGTGAAGGCTCTTTGGGTAGCCGCACGTATCGGGCCTTGGAGGAGCTTTGACGCTACCCCAAGAGAAATGGCATCGACAAACCCGAGGACTGCAGACTTCTTCAGGGTCTGGGTGAAGAGCTTGTCTTTGTTCTGCAGGAGAAATGCTTCAACAGCTTCCCTGTCCCTGGGGTCTATCCCGGCAGCACCGAGCGCCTTCATGGCCTGCTCTTGGCCTTCAACAAACATGTAGCCGGTTGTGCCACCAGCGAACATGCCGACCCCTGTTCCAATTACAGGAGAGGCAGTAGAGCCCAAAGCACCACCAGTAAGAGTACCGGCCATTGGGGCCATCATGTTGGGAGTCTGTTCAAGGACAGCACCTCCCATTGCAGAAAGATTCTCACCTGTTGCTTTGAACTTTTCTCCAAGAGTATCAGCTTCTTGCCAGTCCTTTTTTATCTCTCCGATAACCTCTTTGGTTCCACCTGTGATCCCTTCGCCACGGTCCCATGCTTCACGAAGGCCTTTGCCTGCCATCGTTCCAGGGTTGCGGAGACGGTATTCCTCGGCTTCGGCCAGCGTTTCGGCGGCACCGGCAGTATCATTCACTGCCATCTTTGCGCCATACTTCATTGCAGAACCGGCCCTTTCAAATCCACGGGAAAGCGGACCTTCCTGGCCTTCAAGTTCTGCAAGAATGTATGGGGCGTTCTTGAACCGTTTCAGGAAACCATCACGATATTCGGCCTGCTCTTCGGGCGAGAGAGCAGAAAAGTCTGGGTTGGATGTCAGCTCGGTCCAGAAGTCTCTTGCGTAGAGATCTTCCACTTTTTGACGAGCTTCCGGTTTTGCGGATTGGTATTCAGAGGACTGCAGTAATTCTTCAAAGTCAAACATTTCATCACCCTACAATAGGAAGTGTTGGAAAGTTATTCGGAAATTTCGTACTTCTTCAGATCCTCCTTCACTTCCTTGACGGGGAGTATGTACTGGTCAGCGCCACTGGGCCTGATACCGAATTTCCTATCATCGGCCAAGCCCATGACATCAGCGATCGCTTTCTCGCACAGATCTTCCAATCCTTTCGGAATCTTTTTGAGCTTGTCAGGGGATTGGGCAACCTTGAACCTTACGTATTTGCCAACACCTACACTCGATCCACCATCCGGCAACGCCCTAACATCAATTTTGTATTTCATGGTTTTTCCCTCAAGGTTTGTAGTTTCCCCGGACCTTGCTCTTGTTCAGCTCTTTCACTGGGTCGACCTTCGTCCCGAGGATCTTGGCGATTTCTTTCTGCAATAAGATGAGACCATTTTTACTTGTGGCTTTGTGTGATTTTAACCTTGCGGTGATCTCTCTGTCAATGGCCATTAGCTGCTTTGCGGTCTTACCAGCCAACTTGGTCGTATTGACAATACCCTTTGCTGCCTCGCCCATAACCGTACCGACATCTGTACTCATCTCCGAAGCATCTTCCAGTGCGCTGGGCTCCTCGGGCTCAGCCGCAGGTTCTGCAGACTTACCAGAAAGAATAGCCTTAGCCTCTTCAAGAGAAAGTGTCTTCGTTGGTGCCGGGTCGGCCTCGGGATCGGTAACACCTTTTTCAGATTCGTCTGAAAAGCCTATCTCTCCACCGACTGTTCCTTCCTGTTCAAGAGCTGGCGTTCCTCCGGGCTCCCCTTCGGGTTCTCCACCGGCCTCGACATATTCGTATTCATCCTCGGTATCTTTCCCGAAGAACTTGCTTTCCCCTTTTTTGAGCAGCTTCTTGACGAGCTTCGGCATCCCGAGCTGATCACGCAGCCGGTTCACTGCAGCGACGTTCGTTTCATCAACACCTATCGCTTCATATTCCGCCAGCTTGTCATATGCCCTCAACTCCTGGGCCTCGGTCAATTTCCCCTTGCTGGTATCTTTGCCGTATATCTTCAGCTTGAGTTCTCGCTTTTCCTCTGGGGAGAGGTCAGGGTCGTTATTAATAACTTCGAGCTTCTTCTCGAACTCTGCCTTCTTACTTCCACCTCCGAGAGATTCCCGGTGCCTGCGCTCAGCATTCGATTCTATCCGAGCGTCTCTTCTGTTCTCCCGCTCTTCCTGAGCGGTGATCCGGCCAGCTTCGATCTTTTCCCTGGACTCGATCTTTGCCTCTTCCCTGGCGTCCCGGCGATCCTCCCGGTCGTAGTTGTACTGGAGCAAGGCCTCCTGACGTGCCAGCAGGGCAGCTTCCTTGCGCTCTGCTATCTCACGTTCCAGGCGTTGCTGTTCGGCAATCTGACGGCGTTTCTCAAACTCATCCGCCTGGTTTCCGATTTCCCCTAATGCCCCGGCTGTTGCGCCCATCCAATTAAAACCCATTTCCTGACCCTCCTTCAAGGACACTGGCCGGTTGAGGTTGGGCTTGCTGCTTGGCAGGCCTGGCCATCCCGGACGGTGGAGCTGTTTTCAATATGCCGCTTGCATCAGCCTGCTGCTGGCCGAAAGCTCTCTGTTCGTCGGTCATTATCGGTTCGATCATCTTCTGCAGCTCAACCGGATCGATAGAGCCATCAACAAGGCCATCCTGGAAATATTTCATTGCCGTCTGGCGGAATGCCTCAAGCCGGTCCTCTACGGGGAGAGTGAAAAGCTTTGCAGCCTCAGCCAGGACACAAAGCTCCTTGACCAGGTGAGCTGCGCCAAAGCACAAGGTGACCTCAGTCAGCGGTTCTCCCTCGGCCTCCAGCGACGTCTCCAGCTGCCGGTTGATATCGTTCGCCGTCAGCGCTATAGCCTTAACAGGGTTTTTGTCTGCCTGGAGTTCCTGGAGGATTGCAGGTTGGGACTTCTTGCTGAAAATTACAAGGGTTGCGTTATCCTTATAGGCTTCCAGCTGGCTCTCCTGGGCGTCCGACATTTCATATTCTTCCCCCATCTCTTCCTGGGGAGCTTCTGCCGGTAGTTTTTCTTCGATCATTTCTTTCATTATTTGCTCACCTTGGGCGTCAAAACACCACTCTTGAGGAGATCGGCTATTCCACCGTCATTGGTCTTTTTGGCAGTTGCGAAGTTCTTACGCTGGGTTGTTAAGTAGGTCGTCCACTGGGCCTTGATCTGTCTGAGGACTTGGTTTGCCTGACCTACATTTTGGTCGTACCTATCCTGGGCAATTCTCCTCTGGGTGGCGATCTCGCCCTCCAGGCTGGAGATCTGGCTATTCCCGGCCTTCTTGGCGGCATCATAGGCAGAGTCATTCAGGCCTTGATATTTCTCCACCTTCTGAGTTGCCTCCCGGATCGCATCATGGATCTCCTGGCCTCTTATCAAGCCGTGCTTTGTCCTGACGGATATATTGAACGAACCATCTGCTCCCCAGTTTGTCACCAGCTCACCGTTCTTTGAAAGCTCATCGGCCACTGACCGTGGGAGGTTATACGACCCCTCAATGTTCTGTCCGGATGCGTCGACAACCCTGATCGGGATGGTGGAAATGGTCGGACGTTTGATTGATCCAACCTGACTCCTGGCGTCGGAAAGAATCCCCGCTGCCCTTGCATCAGCCTCAGACATCGCCTGGCTATACTGCTTCGAATACTTTTCAATTGCAGACTGTTGCTTGCCTGCAGCCTCATCGACCTTTTCTTTTACCAGCCCGGCATAGGCCTTGTCTTCCGGGTGGACGGCGTAACCCAGCTCTTTGTCATAGGTCATGACACGCTTACCGGCCTCCGGGGACATCGGGTCGTATCCCGGTCTCAAGGCGTCCTCTTTCAGCCGGTCGTACCGCATATCATCGCCAGACAGCGTCAAGACACTTTTCTTCTCAGCCATATCATGCCTCCAGAGCGTTTTGCGGTTGGGGTTGCGGTTGAGGAATGGTCTGGGCTACCTGGGCCTGCGGTGCCGGGGGAGCTGCCTGGTCCTGCTGCTGTTTGCTACCTCCACGCCATATAGGCCTTGCGAGAAGCTTACGCCTGCGCCTGACATCTACCAGGTCGACAACCTTGCTGTTACCTGCGACATATTCGCTGGCCTCCAGGACAGAGTTTTCGAACCTCACACGGGCAGTTTCCTTCTCTTCCCGGTCGGTACGATCCCGCCACTGAGATTCCTCAAATTCCTGGTTGAACTTTTCCTTGCCAAAAGCCAGCTCTTCAGCAGCCATCTTCTCGGCTGATTTATTCCTGGCATCGGATGCTGCACGGGCTATCTCTGCTGCGGCCAGCTGGGCCTCGTTCTGGGCTTTGGTGCGCTCTGCGGCTGCGGTCAGCTCTTTGTCCTGCATCCGCTCCTGAGCGGCCAGAGTCTTCTCGGTATTGTCACTATCCATTCCACCCTTCAGGAAGGCGGAACCGAGAGAAGCCACTGCCCCGATATTGGATACCCATCCAGAAGTAAAAAGGGATCCAGCATCTTTGGCAGCTTCCCCAGCCAGGACTCCACCAGTTGCTGACGTCTCTGTAAAATATGTTGCTGAGAGATTGCCCACGGTAGTCGGAGAACCGGCACCGAGCCCTGCACTCCCGAGCGTTGACCCGGTTGTAGAGGATCCGGCGAACCCGAGAGCATATCCCCCGGCCCCAATGACCGCACCTCCCACTGCGCCGTAGAGGACGCCCTTCAGGATGCTACCGCCAGTGATCGCTGAATAGAGACCCCCAATGGCTGCACCTACTACAATTCCACCGATTACCATTGACGCCAGGCCACTGATGGTCGCTGTCGTGAATGCACCGGCTACTGCTACACCTATTGCTCCAAGCCAAGGCATATTACACCTCCCCGAGTTCCTTACCCCAAATCCTGTTGTAGTCATCGACCGTGCATTGGTAGATCAGCTCATCGTGCAGTATTCCGCCCATGAGGAGAGTCTTTGACGTGCGGCCAATCTGTTTCATGCCAATCCGTGATAGCACGGTTTTAATGGGGATATTTTCTTCACGAATGAAGGCCATGATCGCCTTGCAGGTCGTGTTCTGGAATATCCATTTACCGGCCTCTGCAACCCTGCGGGGAATGGTCCCGTCTCGATGGTCCTTCCTGATAGCCAGGTGGGCAACGTAGGTTGAAGCGTTGTGGGCCGGGGCAAAGATGAATGCCTCGTAGCGGGAGTCCACTCCAAGGATGAACATATGCGGAGACGCCAGGCAGGTATCCACAAATTTCTGTAGATGTGCTGGGTTGGTATGATCATCTGCACTCGGGATATACACATCCTCAGAACGGTAGAGCTTACACAGGCTCCCGGAATCCAATACGTCATATCGGTGCAAAGGTTTTTCGATCATAGGATTAACTCCATTTCAGTTTTATACCAACGATTGCTGCAGCCGTTGAAAGCTGCGTCCTGTACTGAGTCATCAAAGCGTTTGTAGCGCTGGTCTTGTTGGTGATGTTCGGGTCACGGAGGATACGCTCAATACCTCCAGTCAGCTCTGCACCCAAGGTAGCGGCTACTCCCATTAAAGCCTTGGCTTCCTCGGCATCCAGCTGGTCGAAATTGATGGATTGTTTCCACTGGTTGTCGACATCGAGCCTTTGCATCTGGGCGGTATCGGAAAGCTTCTGCAGCTCCTGCTGACCCTTCTGCTCCAACTCCGTCAGCTGCCCCGAGATCCTGGCGTTGTTCTGAGACTTTGCCTTCTCGATCTGAGCCAGCTGATTGTTCAGTGCTGCATCCTCTGTGGATCGCTGGGTGTTGAGCGCCATATTACCATAGAGAGCTGCGTCAGGGGTTGCGATCTCCAAGGCCTTGCCCATCATTGCGCCGGTCCCGGCCTGGACGCCACCTCCTGAGAGCATGAGCCCCCTGGACTGGTAATCCTCGTTTGACAGCGCCTTGGCCTGCTGTAGCAGCTCGTTTGGGGCCGACATGAGGTTAGTCACCCGGCCTTCAACTGTTGCCTTTGCGGGGTCAAGATACGTGTCAGCCTTGGGGAGTGGGGCTAGGGTTGCCTTCGGATCAACGAGCGCTGGCTCTGTATATTCAAGAGCCATCGGTGTGTACGGTTTTACTGTAGTCGTGATAGCCATATCTCCCCCTTATAGTTCAGCGCTGGCAGTCCACGTTCCCTGCCCGGTGAGCCCATTACAATTTGTCATACCTGTGTCAACTACTGCGAAGCTGGTAGTGGTGACCTGCGAAGTTGAAGGCGAAGGCATAGCCACTGCGGTGGAATTTGAGTAATACGTCCAACCTGAAAGTGTTACAGACGGAGCTACTCTCATGGGAGCCCCAAGGTCCACATGATCGTACCATGCTGTCCTGGCAGAGGCACCACCAGCGATATATATTACAGGCTGATCGCCTCGCCTATAAAACCAGCGACTGAGATCCTGTTCCTCGGTATAAAACCGGCGTTCAAATGCAGTTGCTACGTTGCCCTCTTCAACCTGTACCGTGGCCAGGTCGAAAGTATCTGACTGATGACCGATCGATGCTGTTTGGGTGTTGTAGTTTGTTCCTGCTGAGAACCAGAAGCGCAGAGCTGTGAAGGAGTCGTTCCCGTTCGCAATCGTTTTACCTGTAGTGCTGGGGATAAAAAACGTCAACTGATGGTAAGTGAGCGATGTGGAAAGGTTAACAGACTGTCCATCCACATACACTGGGGAGGATTCACTGCCACCGCTACCAAAATCCTGATAGAAGTTTACCCCTATCTTCTTGCCTGCAGTCCCTGCCTTTGCGTAAAACGAGACCGTTACGGTCTTATTTGACAAACGCCTGACATCATGTATCCTCTGTTCCTTGAGTGTGTAATTGCCAACAGCAGCTACCGATGTAACCGTGGTTCTCGAATAATACGTAGGGGTACTCTCTAACGCAGAACTTTCACTGGTACTAAACGTCCCACGGGAATGGGTTTTCGTATCACCACTATGCTGGTTTACCCATCGATTATCAGAGCCATATCCACTGGTTGTCTGTGTTGTCGAGGGGTATTCCCAGATGTCAAAGTTACCATTTATCAGGTAGTTCTTCCGGCCTCGGTTTTGAGGTAGGGTAGCCAGGCCTTCTGTTACTCCGGTATCAATCTCCGACTGCACCCATTCGGTATTGGCGATCTGGGTAGTGCCTGTGGCAGCTTGAGCTGTGGGGGCTGTAGGCGTCCCTTCGAGCGCTGGCGATATAATAGGAGCCTTGGTTGCCAAACTCACAATGGTGGCTGCAGCATCTGCCTTGGTTGCCACGTCAGCCAGGTCGGCCACGGTTCCATCTTTATCCTGGAATGTATAGGTCCGTGCAGCGGTGTTGCTATTGGTGAAGAACGAAGTGAACGTCCCCAACACATTCTTGAAGTTAATCTTCCGAAGGGTAAGACCAGCATAACCTCCAGAAGCGTCCTTATTCGCAGTGTTCTCAACGCCACCAGTAGTAAGCATCTCAGAGACAGGGACAGATTCAAGCCCAGTGCCGCCTGAGTTCACCTTGACGACCTCGTTCTCATTACCTGTCAACGTCGGCAGCTTATCGAGAGCAGCCTGGATCAGGGCATACTCAGCCCTCATGATTGCGGAGCTACCTGGAGAGTTGGTACTCGGAGCGCCGGTTGCCTGGTAATATTCGTTTGCTGTTGCCACCCCTGCGACCAGAAGCAAACAGCCTATAAAAGTCTTTACGTAACGCATCAATACACCTCCTTTGTGTATTTGAACTTTTGAAGGAGACTGCTAAACTTCAGAGAGTTCTGGAAGTCGGACGATCCCCTAAAGGAATGGGAGATGTTTTTTGCCCGGCCATCATTCCTGAACTCGGCTGGTTGTAGGTTCTGCTCGTCCCAAATGAAAGCGTCCCAGGTAAATTCATCCCAGTTCTGAGTGGCAACGGACAGCTCCAGGCTCTCAGGAACCGGCTGGGGTATATTCGGATCATCAAACCCGAGTGAGTAGGTGTAGAAGAATTCTGCATAGCCATCACACGAGGCTTCTGCAGTCGTCTTATAATAACGCTTCTCATATTCCGGGGCTCCAAAGTGGTCGTAATGAAGATCGAATGCCCACTCAATATTTCCACCGTCAAACGATGTCCCCCGGTGCATCTCATATATGAACCCGTCCGTGCTGCCAAACATGACGACCTCCCGGCCAGTGTCATCCTCGGTCGAGCAGATACATGATACCCGGTGTGCAAAGACCTGGGGCATTGCGGCCTTGACCTCACCGTTCTCAATGGTGCAGTACAAGGCAGTGTTATCAAGGAAATAAACGCAGTACAGGTTCTTCTCCCGACTGATGCACGAGGTTGTAACCTGGTTCTTCTTTGTCTCAAGCCATCCCTGGAACCGCTTGCTGCTGGTCCCGTCTGCGAAGTTGCCGAAACTCTGGGCTGCAGTGAGCTTGATTATACCACGATCATCGAGCATTAGGGCGTTGCCGACAACCTGCGGGGTCCATTCGATTGCACCTATGCCCCGCTTGTACATGCGGAGAGTCCAGGTGTTCTGCGACGTGCCGTACAGGATCCCGATCGAGTTCCTCGTGGTAACACCAAGAACGCTGGCGTCTTCCGAAGAAGGAACCGATACAAACCCGGTTACGATGTCCGACATACCCAGCTCATCGCCACCAAGGACCAATGAATACTGGTAAGGATTCCCAAGTATTGAATGCTGAATCGATCCCCTGAAGGACATAAACAGCTGAAGTTGATGATCAATTATATGTGAAGGAGGAATTGGCATGCCCGAGTCGATAGGAACAAACACCGTGCCGTCAAACTCAAAGGCCCGGTTCTTCCCGTCGACCCCAAACATTCTCTGGGTATCGGCAGAGCCGGTAAAGTTGGCATTGACGAATTCGAACTTGCCAGAAGGGATACTGAACGTAATGGCAGAGCTATTGGCGGCGATCGAGCCCACATTGAGATTTGCCCCGACCTTTATCGTCTCGTTTTGGAACGTGCCAGTCTGCGAGGAAAAGATAAGCCGTCCTGCCGCATCGCCTCCCGCAAACGTCCCGGATTCGAGGACAACTCTCGTGATAACTGCTGTGGCGTTTGATATCTCCCCCGTGATCGTGTTCCCTTCTTCAATCTCATAAGTCCCTCCGGAAGTGAAAGATAGTTCCCGCCCGAGAGGCACCAAGGTCCAGCCCGAGGCGGAACTTTTGTACATTGCAGCTGCGTCCCCGGCTTCATTGTTCCGGAAACCGTACCACGTCCCCTTGTAATACCAGACCCCGAGAATACTCCCGGATCCAGGGACTGCTGCGATCGACAGCCTATAGTGATCAGCTGCCAGGTTGTTATATTGAGCATTCAGCTTGCGGGTGCTGCCGCCATTAATAACCTGAGCCATTGAACATGAGCCCACAGCTATACCGGCTATCCGGATAAAGCCGACTGCGAAGACCCCTGTCACTGCGGTGAGGACGAGATATGTTGACGTCTTGGCGATGACCGTGCCGTAGGCAACCTCGGTATCGTCCGTGACCACATCACCCAGATTGACTGCGCCTGACAGGGTAGAGTACAGAATTGAGTAAGTGGCGTTTGACGGTTTTGTCAGCCCGGAGTAGCGTTCATATCCCATGTGTACCCGGTATCCACCATTCAGTTCCTGGTAGAGGTTCATGGCCGCACGAACATGGCCGGGCTTGACGGAGAACTTCGATGTCTCCGTATCAAGCCCACCAAATAGCGGAATGTGCCGTGATTCTTTCTTGGTATTCTGAAGATGTGCAGGGAGGTTTCGTTTCATGCTAAAGGCCTCCCGTGTCGGATCCTCGGTAGATACCGCTTCTCCAGCATCCGGAAGATCTTCATATATTCCTTTGCACCATAGGAGGCATATCCGGGCTCACCGGACCTGACGCCAAAAGTCTCCAGCGCCTTCCAGACAATCGAAAGACGGTAGTCCACCTCGAAGAGCGGGACGTCATCATCGTCAAGCATGGCATGGGGAGCCCGTTGGTAATCGCCCTTAATGGTATAGGCGTAGTCGGGTATCGGGTACAGCGTGATCGAGCCGTCCGGGTTTATAGTAAAGGAGTGCGGTCTATTTGTAGTGGTCGTATTCGATCCCATACCATAGGACTGGTCCCAATCTTTCCTGGTGATATAGATGAGGGGGAACTCGTCGGCCAGCTCCTTGTAGAGGTTTATCTCTTTTTCACGCCATTTCTTATGATCAGTGATTCCAAGCTCCGTTGGCAGGTAGTTTGCCTTGCCAATAGTAAGAGTGTGTGAGAAGGATTTCCGGAGGAACTCCCATGTCGGGTGAACAGACTGGATCTCACTATAGGCCGCATCGATATCATCCACCAGCTTGAGGAACAAACCCCTCTGGTTCTGTGTCGATATCGGCCCAGATGAGTGAGCCTCTGCTTCCCGACAGAGCCTTTGCACAAGCTGCAGCTTAGTCTCGGGAATAGCCATAATTACACCCGCTCTTGCTTCAGTGCTTCAAGCCATGCCCGGCCATTGGGATTGGGATCTTGGATGACAGTGAAAGGATAGCACTGACGGTGTGTCGGGACCATCATCAGGGACGCAGGGTCACCAGGATCTCGACGTCTCTGGACGTAACTTGACCTTACGCTTCTGGCCAGCGCTTCGATGTACTTACGCTTCACCCAGGTCGGAACGCCACGAACGATAGGCTGGCGGATACCGCCGACTGACGGGTCAACCATCGGGAGGTCTTCCTCGGACTGCGACTCGAACACCAAGATCTGGACCTTCTCGTGCATGAATGCCTCAAGCTGGACAGCGTCCATATTCCATACGCCAAAGTCGTTCTCGGTCTCGATCGCCCCAGCGGTCATAATCTCAGGAATGGTAAGGCCATCACCCACTTGATTTGCCGCTACGATATTTTCTTTTTTACCTGACATATCTTCACCTTAAAAAAATGGGGCAGGATTTGAACCCGGCCCCATTGGATTAACTGTTTAGCCTGAGATTAAGCCTGCAGCGGGTTCGCCGGGACTGCCATCAGGTCATAATAGGTCTCAGCGACGTTTGCTGCGTCGAGAGCCGTGGTGCCTGCGGTAAAGGTCGCAGTCGAGGTGCAGACTATCTTCACAGCGCCGATCGGACACTTACCTGCGGCAGGTTTCGGCCACTCAAGAACATCCGAGCCGTCAGCCAACTTAGCGTTCAATACTTCCCGGCCCTTCACGCTGGTAACAGCGAGGTTCGCATCTACCTGGATCAGATACAGACAGGTCGTAAGAAGCGCCTGGGCTGCAGCTGCGGTCAGCGGGAGGTTGGTATTGGAATCTGCCTTGTGGTAGAAAATACCATCGATTACAAAGTCGATACCAGCACCGTTGTCAGCTGCGATAGCTACGCCGGTCTTAGCACCGTCACCGAGCTTGAGCCCGGCCTTGGACAGACAAAGAGTCCCACCGTGGGGATCCTGGTTCAAATTGATACTCATAACACATCCTCCTTAAGGATATTCCCCGGCTTAGGCCAGAGTGTTTAATGCTGCGGGTGCGGTTGCAGTGATTGCCGTAGGGGCAGCTCCCGGCCCGACGAAACTGAAATAAAGGTCAGTGGCTGTTGCGGCATCGAGAGCCGTGGTGCCACCAACGAAGTTGCCACCGGCAGTGTTGATCACGTTGAGGATCCCAATCAAGGCCTTGTCAGCCGGGACAGGGACTGCCAGGATGTCGGCCATGGCCAGAGCCACAGTGTCAACATCAGCCGTCTTTGCGCTGGTTGTGATCGTACCGGCGCTATCGATATAGAACGCCCAGCAGGCTGACTTGCTGAGTGCAATAGTGCCGACCAGAGCAGAACAGTCACCAGCTGCCTTGTACTTCAAGGTGCCGCCAGCGATGTAGACAAAGCCGTTGGCGCAGGTAGCGGTCAGCTTCGAGCCACCGGCAATGGCCAGGCCTGCAGAGGTCATTAAATAGTTGCTTTCACGAGTGATAAGGTTGGTGATATCGGCAATCGCCAACAAACTCTCCGCTCTGATCTCGGTCAGATCCGTCAGGATCGAGTCCAAGATCCTCTTCATGTGGCTGCGGTCTGAACCGTTGCTCAGGCTGGCCACTCTTCGACTTACTCTTTCTTGCATGTGAGCCTCCTCGACAGTGGGGGAGTTGCCTCCCCCCTATCAAATTTCAACGGTTATTAGTCAGCCAGTTTGGTTACGCCAACTTCGATCCGGCAGAACCAATTCTCGTTAGATCGTACGCAGTTATACCAAAAATCTGCGCCGACATAACCGAAGGTTCCACTCGGGTTGGCATGACTCTTCTGGGTTGCAGGCAGATAGGTCGGGCTGATCGAGGACCGGCCATGACCTTTCAGGCTGATATGTCCCCAGCAGTCCTGTCCGATAACCATCATCGGGTAGACGTCGACTGCTGCGCCAGCTGCGGATACCATGCCGTTCAGGGTTGCAGAGCCTGCAGCCAGGTACGGGCGGAACAGCGGACTTGAAACGAAACGGAACTCTTCGCAGTTGCCGTACTCACGGGGATGTACCGGCTTGACTGCGGTTCCGTACTTCTCACGGGGCAGGAAGTGTTCCAGATCCCGACAGTCCGAGGACACGTCAGTGTGATGGAACACTACGAAACACTCCGGAACTGCCATGGTATCAAAGTCTTTACCGGGACGGATCTTCTCGGTGACCTTGTGGGCCATGTTGTTTTCCAGGGTCCGGGTAGCCTGACGAAGCTTCTGCAGGCTGATCGGGGTATTGACGCCAGGACGGGTTGAGCCGTTGCCGTAAATAACCGAGGTTCCGGCCTTGAATTCGCCATATGCTACCAGCTCGGCAACTTCGCCCAAGGACTGGCCGGTCTGGCGCTTCATGTTCTCCGGGATGTCGTCTTCGTACATCAACTCGGACTTCGAGCTGAGTTTGAAGAGAACGCCCCAATGCTTCAGGGTCACTGAAACGTGGGTGAATTCGATGGTATGTGCATCCGGCACCTGGCCTTCCTGCAGCATAAAATCGTTCGGGTCGATCTGTGCAACACCGTTCGTTCCCATATTGAAGGGGTTCAAGCGGTTGAAAACGAGTGTGTCAGTAGAGCGGAGGGGCAGCTCTTTCTGCTCACCAAAAGCACCAAGCACTTGTACACTCTCGGCATGCTTGAGCATCTTCAGTTCGGTTTTGATCAGGTTCCTTGAGGGGACCAAGCTATAAGTCTGCATCATGGCAGTATCTCCTTACTGTTCATCCTCCGGCCAGACCTCTCGGGCAATCTGATCTCTCAGTTCCTTCTGGGTCATCTCGGATTCGAGTTTCTTCCGTACCGCAGCACTCCGTGGTCTTACGTCGTGTGAGGCTGATTCGAGTCGTTCCTGGCGTTGTGCTTCGATATCAGGTTCTGCCGCCAGCGCTCGAACGTGATCATCGTAATACCTGAGCAGGCGGATTCCGTCATAAGGTGACTGATTGTACAGTCCCTTGCGTTCCTCCGGTTGCTCTTTGAACCATGCCTTAAAACTATCACCCTTCACGGTGACCGCATGATCCGGGTAGAGGGTTTTCAAAAGGCTCATCCCAGTAGCGTGGACGGTTGCGTCCATCTCTGCCTTGAAGCCCACTGCCAGCTCTTCCCGTAGCTTGTCAACATCGACAGCCGGTGCGCCTGGCCGGGCCAGTGCCTTAATCAACCGTTTTTCTCGTGCCTTGAGCGCTGCACCGTGAATCGGGAATTCCTTTACCAGGTCTTCCATCATCTCGTCATCGCCCAGTGCCGCCAAAATCTCGTCCTCGGACGGGACGGCATGGAGCTTCGGGAGATCCCTCAAGGTGTTGGTTACCCCACCAATCCTTGATTCTGCCTGCTTCAGCCGCTCGTGCAATACATCGAGATCCGCCAGTCTGTTCTGGATCCTCTCCAGCTGGTCCCGGATAAATTCCGGCATACCTGCAAGAGGATCATCGGTCTCGGTTGGAGTGGTTGCGGTAGGATCTGCTTTGCCTTCAGGGATGACAGGTTCGTCCTGTACCGGAGGCCGCACCCTTCTCGGGGTTGGTATCGATACATTCTCATCACCGTCGTCTGCGAAGATTGCAGCAGCTTCCTCGTCACGCATGGCTTGCTCTTCCGGGCTCATTTGGAATACGTTGTCGTCAGTTTCTTCTTCTCTAAATCCCATGATTTGTTACCTCTCACCGGCCTTACGGGCGGCTGGTCTGATGGGCGCATAAAAGCGGCCTTCTTTTAATAGTCTAGGCATATCTGCCAATCGTTTCATACCTTTTATCTGGCCTCGAATGTCGGCGGTAGCAACCACACCGTTCGTGGACAGGTCATTCAATTCACGCAGCCTGATGATCTCTTGATCGAGGACATCCTTGACGAAGTGCCAGGTTGGACTATCCGGATCGAAGATCTTGGGGATCTCCCCCACAACCACGGGCTCAGCTTCTTTCTCTTCTGGCTGGTCCCTTACACCGTCGAATACGATCGGCTTGGGGAGTTCTGCCAATACCTTCTTGGCTTTGGCGATAATGGGTTTCTCTTCACCGAAGCTCTCGTATAACACCTCCG